GCTGGTCGCCAAACGCAAACGCCATACACCACACGTCTGTTGTCGGGTCTTTGGCGTAGTTATCCAGTCCCGCATAGCGAAGTTCACACGCGGAAAACGATTCAAAATCTATATGACAGCTATTCACGCAGATTAAAAAGACCACCTGCGCGGTGGCCTTTTCCTGTTCTAGTTGTTAGTCGAATAACTCAGCGCCAGAAGTCGCGTCTTGAGTTTCGATTTTGTCGAACGCTTTGCTTGCGGGCACGCGACCCCCCAATGGATCACCGTCCGCCATCTTCTGGACATTTTGAAGACCAAAAGACACGCCCTTCTTACCTGCGTACTCCCAAGCGTAAGCCCGAACCTGAGCGCGGTAGTAAGCGCCAGAGTAGACTTCAGCTTCGTCAATGATGTCTTCGTTGCGACCGTTGACAACACCTGGGCGGCGGTCCTCGTTCGCGGAAAATGTCATGACGATCGCGTCATCAGGTACGCCATCGGTTGGGTTCTCGAGGTCTTCGTTCTTGCGAAAAGGCGATGCGAGATTCTTGGGGATGTTTGCGCCCCACTTCTCGGATGCCGCTTCGGCTGCTGCTTTCTTTAGTTCAGACAAGTCAGTGCCAGGCATAAACACCGCCTTAATACTGAACTTAGGTTTGTTGTCCGTGCCCTTCATTGCGGTGGCACGAAATAGCGCTACCCACGCGCCACGAAACTTCGGGGTCAAAATGTTACCGGCCATAATTTAACTCTCCATCGGGGTTGAAAATGCAAGTTGAGCAGGACTGCGTGTGTCCCACTGGCTATCGGATGGGGAAATGTCCCCCATCAATTCTTGGATGGCTTCAACCCGCCCAAGAATGTCCTTCAAGTGATCGAGGGCGTGACCCGCTTTCACTTTTATTTTTTCCTCTAACTCGAGATCGCGGTCGTAGACCACCCGAGTCACGCGCAGAATCGCAGGGATGTGACTGACCCGATGAATCACTGGGTCTTCCCACTTACAAAGATCGTCCGGTGTATCGACGAGCGCGTAAGCAACCTGCCACCGTGGCTTATCGAACAACATCATGTATCCACGGCACTGCCACTCATACGTCTTGTCGTCGCCGTCTTCTGGCAACATGGGGAACGTATCGATGGACCACGAGGTCTTGATGTCAACGCCATAGTTAGGCATCACGATGTCAGGTTCACCCGTTAGCCACTCGTTTTCTCGGCGCTCGGTGTTCTTGACATAGGGTGTCTGAAAAACACGCGAGATCAGGTCAATTGATTCCTGTTCACAACGCAACCCCTTCTCCATAAACTTGGTGCGGATGTTGCCCCGAACGCCAAAGACGATTTGTTTAGCGATCTTGCGCACCGCAGTCTTGGCGCCCACGCTCAGGACTTCGGACTTCGACTTGGGTTCAGTCATCAACTCCGCCAGCGAGTGACACCGAAACTTGATGTCCTCATACTTCATGGGCGATTCCTTGCGGTCTCGATGAATGCGGCGTAGTCAGACTGTTTGACTTCGCTGATGCGCTTCGCGCCAAACTTGGCCAACAAGGCACGCGCTTCATCCATCCCGAACTCACCGTTGTAGGCGGCGAGTGCGGAGCGAACGTCATCCTCGGTTGTCACGACCCCATCCGCATCAACGCTGGCCTGTGATTGCGAGGTTTGCGCCTCAACAATCACAGGGGATTCAGCGGCAGCTTCAGGGGTGTAAGGGACGCCTGATGGCTCACCCTTGCTACTGGCACTGTTACTCGCCACCTGTGCCTGTGCGTCTTGATCGGCGGCGATCTCCGCTTTCGTGCGGCGGGCGCGTTTGACGGGCGCGTCGATGACCACGGCTGGCTCGGCGGGATGTTCTGGCTCGTCGTACTTACCACCGCCCGCTTGCGCAGGGCGAGGCGTAGCGGCCACTTGTTGGGACGTAAAAAAAGCAACCAGGTCGGCTGGATTGCTAAAAGAAATTTCAACTTTAATCACTTGATTACCCCTGTTCTAAATTGATGTACCACGTTGTGATTATGACACCACGATTAGATTATCGCAATGACTTAATCGAAAATTTTTGTTAGTTCCGCAGTTTTTCTGCGCAACGTCATGTTGATACTCTCGTCAATCGACCCCGCGATGGAGAAAAACCGCACCCTCACTGGTTTGGTTTGACCAATCCGGTGACAGCGCATCGCTGCTTGTGCGTTCTCGGCCGGCACCCAACTCGGTTCTACGATCACCACTTCGTGGGCTTGAGTCAACGTGATGGCGGTTCCTGCGGCTACGATGTGCCCCACAAACACTCGGTATCGATCTTCGTTTTGAAACCTGTCAATGACGCGTTGTTTTTTATGCGCATCCATACCACCAAAATACGCCATCGCGCCGAACGCTTTTAATTGAGAGACCAGTAACATAATCACGTCCCGATGGGCCGCGAATATCACGACCTTCTTCATCGCACCTGTCGTTAACTCTTCGCTCAAAATTTTTGCAACCTCTGGCACTTTTGACAAACCAACGTAGCGCCTGAGCGTGGACATCGGAGTGGCCAACCCTTCCAAGATGGATAGGCGGTTCTCGCTCATTTGTTTTCGTTCTCCGGCCATCGACCAACACGCTTTCAGGTTATCGTTTGCGGCTTTTAACTCAGCGTGAAAGGCGTCGCGGGTGCCACCGGCCACAAAGCGATCGGCAAAAAATAATTCTTCATCAACGGGTGATGGTTCAACCAGGTGATTATGAAAACTGATCGGGGGTAATTGAGTAGCCACGTCTTCCTTTTTCCTGCGTATCATGAATTGATTAAGTAACGTCTTGAGTTGGGGCACGTTCTTAGTGCCCGTAATCTTGAATCCAAAGCCCCCGTCATACCCGTCACAGAACAGATCAATGAACTTGTGATAACCAAGAGTAAAGAGACCCGCAGAACTGAGGTGAGTCCACAACTCAGACGCATCGTTGGGCGCGGGTGTGCCGGTAATGCGCCACACATGAGCGCTTTGTTTTGCAAGGTGCTTATAGGCGGCCTTAGTGCGCTTAGACGTTCGTTCTTTGAGTAGGTGGGCTTCATCGAGTATCAGGACGGTCCATTGAATTTTTTTCAGTGCTTCCAAAACTTTGGGCTGGATAATGAGGTCATAAGAGACCAAGACAACTTCAGCACCTTTAACCAATGGTGTATCTCGGCTGCCAAGCAAAACGGCGGACGGTCTACTGAACACTGACCAGTAATTAAACTCACGGTCCCAGTTGATTCGAGCATTCGCGGGGGCGCAAACGAGGATTCGGTGGGCGTTAACCATGTCGCACGCAAGAATGGCTTGGCAGGACTTACCCAAGCCCATTTCATCTGCAAGCAAGGCCTGGGGGTGTGCGGCAAGGAATTTTGCGCCTTCATGTTGATAGGGGAATGGGGTCACAGTTGGTTAGTCAGCCACGCGGCGGCCACATCCGGTCTTGGTACGAAAGGGACGGGTGGCTCGTTCTTAAACGCCACATGGGCGTTCTGAATCTTTTTAGGCGCGACAGGTTTGGGCGCATCTTCGCCCGCCCCCAACATGTACATGGGGCGCTTTGAAGAACTCGCACACTCCCAACTATGGATGTGAACGAGTCGTTGGGCACGCATCGCAAACAGAACGGTGTCAATCGCGGACTTGCACTTGCCCGTCTCTTCCACCAGATCGTGCGCAGTGGCGTAATTCAGACGTTCAAGCGCTTCCCTGATTTCAATACTGGACTGGCGCATCAAGAGTGGTTTGGCTTTTCTCATTCTGCCGTCTCGCTCGGTACCGCTACTAGCGCCAGCACGACTAGACCAACTAGTATGCCGGTGGACTTGTTGAACACGACCTGAGCGTTACAGTCGGGTGTTTCTTTGCAGGACCAGGCGACGCAATCTGGTTCGAGTGAGAAGCGCACCATCTTCACGTCCAGCATCGTTGGGTCTTCGACGTTATCGATGGTGTTCAAAACCGTCATCGCTTTTAGTGACAAGGTTTTGCGCGAGTACACAACCTCGGCGTTTTCATCCTTTGTCTGGATAACCACCCAGGACTTGTTGCCCTCGTCCAGAATGAAGCGCATCGAAAACTTTACGTCGTCGCCCAAGACGTGCCCCAAGTTTTGCGCTTTACTGGTAATGGACCGTCTAAAAATGGATTTAATTTTTCTCACGATTAAATCCCCATGTGGCGTGCGACATCAATCATCACTGCGCCAAACTGGGCGTATTTGATGACCAAGAAAACACCGAAAGCGATCCACCAGCCGCGTTTGGCTTCAAGTTGGTGGAGGTGAAAAGCGATTAACAGTTCAATCATGTCTACCCCTTAAAAATGTGATAAAGAAAAGCAACGGTTACAACAACGAGACAGATACCGGACGCCACCGATAAGGCAGCGATGGCGATTTCGATGGGT